AGCAAGGCTTTCTGCCATAGAGTCTATCTTTTGATCCATAGCATCTACCTGCGACTCGATCTTAGACTGACGGTTGAAGACCGTGACTAACCTTTCTTCTACTCGCGCTAAAGAAATAATGGCCTCCTGTAGAGAGTCTATTTTCTTTTCTACTCTTGAGAGTCGGTCTTCCATACTGCACCTATAGCGTAAGATCAGCAGCTTTGCGGCTGCTTCTGAGTTGATAGATATGTCTTAAGGCTTCACCGCCTTCACGATGGAAGACTATTTGGTGCATAGCTGAGGCTGCGCCATAACCTGCCCCTGCATGCCACGAGTCAGGTGGAGCTAAGGTAGCAAAGGACTCCACGAATACCCCGTTGTCTGTCTCTAACAGAGTTTGATGGTGGATATGTCCCACTAGCCACTTGCGGTAGTTAGTAGACGACCACTGCTCAGGAAGCATCTTCGGTAGTAGGGACGCGAGCTTAGGCGCTTTGACCTTATCACCGTGGTGTACGGCTATTAGGTTCTTGCCAAACTGTAGAGTGTGAAAGAACCCGTGAGGGTCTAGTATTGTCACTCGTGGTTCGTTGGCATAGTAATACTTGAGTATTAACGCAAGGGCTATGGCAGTGTCAGAGTCGTGGTTACCACGAGCCATAATAACAGTGACGTTCTTGTGCTTGTCTAACATTCGAGAGATAGAGTACACAAAGGTCTGAGCGGCTACGTCTAGTACGACTTCAATCCGAGTGTCTACGTCTAGCTTTGTACCGCCAAAGGTCGTACCACCTGATCCGTTAGCGTGGATAAAGTCACCCACGTTAACCAATAAAGCATTCTCAGCCGCAGGGGCTAGATCGACCAAGTAGTCTATTGCATCCCTCATAGACTCAGAGGCTATCTTAGTATCGTAGTCTCTTTCCTTTGTCTCACGAGCGTCAGACCTCATACCAAAGTGCGCATCACCAATGACCGTCGTGGGGAGAAGGTCAGAATCAAACTTTTTAGACTTAGGCTTAGCTTGTCGCTTAGCTTTGGGCAGGTCTTTAGTTAAACCATCCACGAAAGCCTTTATAGCTTTGTCTCGCTCGGCCTCCTGCATTGTCCTGCGGGTCTTTAGCCAAGCCTTGTTACCTTCGTCATCCTCAGTGTAGATGGATCGACCAATGACTATTTCACCTTCAGGAACGTGTCTAGTAGCGTCCCAATTAGAGGACAGGCCACCTTGAGCCGCATAATTTTTAACAGCCCTAACGTGGTCGCGCATAGTAGAAGGGGTAATACCTAGAATCCCTGCTGCTGTGACAGCCACCTCGCCGCAGTCTTCCCAAGCCTTTATGGCTTCGCGCTGACGAGCGGTCTTGGCGTAATCTACTAAACTCAAAGTACTGCTCCTACTATGGAAAGAATACACACAAGTAAAATGCCGCCAATGAATACAAACCCTATACTGTCAATAATCATCCGCTTCCTAGCAGCCCTTGCTTTAGCTGCATCTAGTCTTTGCTTTCGGATGACCTGACGTTGGCGCATCATCTCAATGTAGAAGTCCTGACCTACCGTTAAGACTATTAACTCACGGAGCTTCTTTTCCATCTCCTGAGTCTTATGCTTCGCCATTGTGATTTGTAGAGCTGTGGACTCTACAGACCCTTTCGCGAATATCTTAGACACCGTAGAGGCGTTGTTTATCTCAGCCTCTGCTTCGAGTATCTTGTCCTTGCTATCAAAGAACGCGCCAAACTTATGCGCTAAGTCTTGTACCTCGTGTCCTTTGTTGACAGCTTGGTTGATGTAGTTAAACGCCTTACCTGCTGCGTTTACTGCTGCAATAATCTCTATCATCAATAAGCCCTCACGCTTACAGGGTCTGCGACTCTTGGCAAACAATACGCCGCGAGGGTTATCTGTCTTGGTTCTGCCTTAATCGTCCTCTCTACCTTGCCCTTGACGATTGCATTGGCAAAATAGTTACACCTGTTGATGTCGTAAAAGTACATATCAGATGACTGTACCTGCCCATTAACCAAGATCATTAACAAGAACAAATGTGTCATTGATGATCTTCTTTATGGAATCTTAAATCTGTTTGCAGAATCAATACTTCCTTCTGCAATTGTATAACCTGCTCTTCGAGCTTTCGTATGTCAGGAAAGATATAGTTGTTCTGATTGCCTCTCAGGTTTCTAGTCTCCTGAGAGTTTTCATCTATCCTTTCGCTGACTCTAGCGTAACCCCAAGTCGTGAAAGCCACTATAGATATGATCTGTAATAACCAAACTACACTGATCGTTATCTCAGACTTATCATTTAACTTGGGGGTCGCCATTGCTTATGGTTGAGCAGGCCAATCTATAGTGTTGGGAAAACCCGCCTGTGCAGGTATGTCACGAAGAGCTTGGCGATAAATAGCCCACGCTGCTTGATCTACTGGCGCATCTGCTACTTGCGTCCAGTCTGATTCGGCTAGTAGAGAGTCTCTTCTAGCTCTTGCTAATACGGCTTTATCTTCGTCTGTACTTTCATCGGCAGGAGCAGTAAACACCCCATCAGCATAAGACCACCCAATACCGCCTTCAGTTGCTTCTACTAGATTTGGCAAGAAGTCTAAAGATTCTACTTCAATCGTGTTGACGACTACGCCATTTTCAATAACGTGTGCCTTCATTATGCGTACTCCTCAACGATTAGTATGCCCGCTTTTCCTGCTCCACCGCTTCTACTGGTAGAAGTATTGGTATAAGTTTGACCACCCGAACCGCCTGAGCCATAAGCGTTACCGCCTGAGCCGCTTTGCGGCGCATCGTTTACACCAACCGCTCCGCCTCCAAAGTAGGACGCACCTCCTCCGCCGCTTGTTGCGTTGTTTGGGCTTCCGTTATTCGCTGAACCCCCTCCTCCCCCTTTGATATTAATATCCCCAGAACTTGCAGTTCCTCCATCGCCTCCTGAGCCGCCTGACATATTTTGTCCGCCTGCGCCGCCGTTAGCAGAAGCATATGAGCCAAAACTACTAGCCCCGCCTGTAGAGCCTGCCGAACTTCCTGTTCCACCTGCGCCGCCAGAGCCTATAGTAATTGATTCTGATGATATAGCAGAAACATCAATAAATTTTATTGACGTTCCTCCTGCTCCTCCTCCCCCTGCGGCAGTTCCATAGTATGCATCTGACGCTCCTCCTCCACCACCACCGCCAGTAACGGTGACTTTAATCTTGGTGATTCCTGCGGGCTTAGTCCAAGTGCCGGATGACGTAAAGACTTGTACAGATTGTAAGCCACCACCTGCCGCAGCCCAAGATGCATCTGTTCCGTCAGTTGTAAGGAACAAACCGCTATTGCCTGTTTGACTTGGCAGAGAATCTACACCAGTAAGACCAGAACCGTCACCACTAAACGCAGTAGCAGTCACAGTACCTGTAAACGTAGGACTTGCATCAAGAGTAGCTTTGCCATCGAGCTGCGACTGAGCGTCAGATGTCAAACCATCGATGTAGTTAATCGTTGCCGCGCTATCGGCTATGTCTCGTGACTTGCTCATTTACTGCACCTCTGGCCAAATTACGTTATGTGGAAAGCCGTCTTGGGCTGTTATGTCACGCAGGGCTTGGCGGTAGTCCAACCACACCTGTGGCACTTGAATACCTAAGTTGTCTGCTGCGTTCTGGTCTACTGCTTTGACTGTCACCCAGTCTGATTCGGCTAGTAGTTTGTCACGCTGTGTCCTAACAGACTCCGCAGCCTTAGCATCCAGATCAGCCTGATAAGCCGCCTCATGCTCAGCCTTGGTAGTAGTAACGCCGTCCTCTGTCGTGTCAGCAAACATATCCACTACTGACCACGCCTGTACCCAGTTACCGTTAGCGTCCTGTGTAGCGCCATCTCTGACAGCTTGTGTGTAGCCTGTTACTTCAGGCTTAGGAGCTGCCAGTACAGGGTCTATGCCAAGAGCAGTACAGACGTTAGCGTCCCACACTCGCGGCAGTGATGTGTTGCTGTGCATTCTTCTGACTTCGCCTTGAGTCTTTAGCTCGCCAGTTGATTGAATACGATATTCCATGATTGTTCCTATGCTATTGCTAAGAAGATATAACTACCACCACTGGCGTTAAGCGCAGCAGGAGCAGATGATGTTACTGTAAAACCTGCGTTAAGCGGGTCTATGTAGTCTGTAGATGTAACTTCTGCCGCTGTGGAGTTCAAGAGCAGATACGGATCGTTACCTGCAACAATGCCTCTCTCGCTGTCCCAGACGTACCAATCGCCAGTAGAGTCTGTACGCTTGATAAGGATAAATCTAGCACCTGCCGAGAATCCACAGTCTACGTCTACGTTACTACCTGTGCCTGTGTAGCTGCCTACTTTGCTTACTCCTGCTACTGAGGCGAATAGGTAGGCTATGTAGGTATACCCTGACAGGTTTGTGTCGTGCGTCCCTACTGTAAAAACTTCTGATGTCGGCTCTACGCCATTCCAACGACTAGAATTATTGTAACTTTGATCAGAAAGCTCTAAATTCATAAAGTGAGTTGCAGTATTGAAACTATCATACACTGCCCAATTATCTGTATTGGAACGCGATTTAACAATCATCAACTCAGGCGCAACACCCAAGTTATGCGCTTGAGTAGAACCCGCTACGCCATCACCAGTATAAGCCACCACATCAAAGAAGCCTGTGGCGCGTTTGAACATCCAAGCATAGTTATTTGTATTTGTTGAGCCAGTTTGATAAACCGCAATATTACTATCCCAGTTTGTCCCTCCCATATTAAACTCAGAATCGGTTGTATTGGTTCTTAAACCTTTATTGGTTAGTCTTGAGTAAAGAGCGTTGTTATATGATTGATCTACTTCTTTATTCAAAAACATATCAACCGGAAAACCTGAGTCAAAAGACTTTCCTGAAGGATTTGTTGTATAGTCAACAGCCGTATCAATAGCAAAAACCTCAGTCCCAGACTCAGGAGTCTTCATTGGTCTGCGGATGGCTATGTAGATGTAGTTGTAACCTGAGCCATTTAATCGCGCATCAATGGTTACGGGCTTAAATCCTGTAGCCTTTACTTCAAAGTATTTATCATCAAACTCAGCTTCAGAAACATTTGGGGCAAACCAAGGGTCAGTGGTTGATCCAGTTACTCCCCTCATCGTGTCAACCATAACCCAGTATTCAGCTTTATCTACGGCTTTAACAAGTAAAAACTGTGGCTCAAAACCTAAATTAATTTCAGGCCCGTCTGTAGAGCTGTTGCCTGTATAACTCCCACACTTAATAATACTCTCGCTGCCATCGTCTCCAAAGCCTCCTGCGTCTGAGGCGAATAGGTAGGCGACGTATGTTCTACCTGAAATGTTTCCGTAGCTTCCTACCGTAAATTCGGATGAAGTTGGTGTTGTGTTGTTCCAAGCGTTTGCGCTAGACACTGCCGTAGTTGTGGCGTTTAATTCTAAAAACTGCGCGTTAGTAAGTCCATTGTGATAGCTAAACCATTGCATCGAGGCGTTAGTAGCTTTCATAAACAAAGCGCCTACCGTGCCGTTTAGGCTATGACTAATAGTTCTTACGCCTGTGCCATCCCCAGTCCAAGTCACAACATCAAAGAACTTCTCAGCCTTGCGGAATGTCCAAGAGCAAGTAGGCTGACCTGATTGATTGACGTTTGTATTATTTGTAAGAGAAAAACCATCAGAATCAAACGAAGTAAGAACGGGAGATACTAATTGAGCGGCAGTTGAATTTGTTCTAAGTACACTATTCAATCCTTTTTCCGTATCAGTCAACATATGCTGACCTGCTTGCTCTCTTTCCTTTATCCAAACCAAGCCGCCTTCGCCATCAAGATCAATTCCATTTTGGATAGGTCTATCTGTTGTTCCGTCGCCAGTCCACAAATAAGTCGAGAAGACATCCTCAACGTACAGAGACTCACCTGCATTACCCGCAGCCGCTGTCAGAGCTTTTGCTAATTTGCTCATGCGTTACTCCTAAACGTAGCTGCCAGTGTAAGCACCGTAGAGCGTAGTAGAGACTTTCCAGAACACCAGTGTGTCCTTAGCAGTCAGCGTAGGAGCGACATTGCCGCCAGAAGTCACCCAAGTCATTGTAGGCCACGTTACTGTGTAACTAGCACCTGCTTCGAGCTGTAGGACGATAGCGTCACCAGAGGTTAGGGAGTCTGTGAAGGTCGTGTTAGCTGAGAGAGTCTTGGTCTGTACTGCGCCGTTGGTGGCGTCAAAGGCTGTGCCTGTTAGCGAGTAAACAGTGTCTCTTACGGTTTTATTAGTAAAAGTCTGCGTGTTAGTAGATGTAGTAGTGTTAGCGTCATAGCCTTGAACAGTCACGCCAATTGCTGCTGACTTTAGGATAGTCGCGTCATACGCTTCAACGTCTGTACCAATGACTAGGCCAAGGTTTGTTCGGGCTGTGGCTGCGTCAACATCAGACAGGTTGTTAGCTATCTGAGTGTATCTAGCGTCTGACTGAGCCTGTGTGTACACATCAGCAACATTGAACGCACCGTAGGCAATAATGGATACGTTATCGCCTGTGACTGCTCCGGTGGTTAAGACGATTGTTGCCCCGTCTGTGGCTGTGAAGTCAGTCGTAGGGATTAGCTTAGAACCGTTCAGGTACACATCAACAAAGCCTACATCGTAAGTAGCTGAGAAGTTGGTC